GGAACAGTTGACAGGGTGCGAGGTGTCAAAGGTTCAAAGGTTTTAAGAACTCGTAAAGTTAAAATTTATGGTGGCAACAGAGGTTGGTATAATTATTTCTGTAGTCAAGGTTGTTATGATAACTTTGCCAATAAATATATTGATCAAGTCTTAGCCATTGCGCCGAGAACCGAGGCTCTTGAAACACCGATCAATGACCCAAAGAAAACAACACATAACAATGGTTATTATAATTGGAATGATTGGGATATAACAGTTGACGAAAGCAGACAAAGTTGATAGGATTATCCTATTAACAAGAAAGGAAAATATGTTGACACAAAAAGAACACAATGCAGACAGAACAGAGCAACGTAAGAATAGATTTAGTGGCGAATCTTACATGCTAACAAAAGACGAGGCAATCATTCATGATAGATTATTTATTAATGAATTAACTGCAACGTTAGAAGATAAAGAACTTGGCTATGGTGGTTCTAAACTTTGGGATAAGGTACGAGCCGATATCGATTGGTTTAGAAAAAACAATGCCGAGGCATACATGGTCTTATTAGACTAGCCTTTCTTCCCTGGCCCTAACGGGCCAGGGGTCCCAAACCAAATCCAAATATAGAAAATAAATTAGACCCTATCCCCCCTTTTTGCAAAAAGGGGTCCCACTACTCTAGGGTGTATTGCTTAATTTATACATTCGTGTATACTGAAAACATATTGGTACCATGAACTTGAATCAGGTTGACATAAGTAAATTACCTGCAGATGTGCGAAAGACCTTTAAAAAACTTCAAGTCATGCACGCAGAAAAAAAGATACAGAATAAAGCCAAAGATGACTTTCTGTCTTTTGTCAAATGTGTATGGCCTGATTTTGTAGAGGGGTCCCACCACAGACACATTGCAGATAAATTTAATAAATTAGCCACGGGTGAAATAACCCGGCTAATTATTAATATGCCCCCGAGACATACTAAGTCGGAGTTTGCCTCATACTTACTTCCGGCTTGGATGGTGGGCCGGGATCCTAAGCTCAAGATAATTCAAGCAACACACACGGCAGAGCTAGCAATAAGATTTGGCCGTAAGGCAAAGAATCTTATCGACTCAGAATATTATACAAAAATTTTTAAGACAAGATTACAAGAAGACTCCAAAGCAGCAGGACGTTGGGAAACATCACAAGGTGGTGAATATTTTGCAGCTGGTGTTGGTGGTGCGATCACGGGCCGTGGTGCAGACCTCTTGATTATTGATGACCCGCACTCTGAACAAGATGCACTATCACCTAATGCATTAGAGTCAGCTTACGAGTGGTATACATCAGGACCAAGACAACGTTTACAACCAGGAGGCAAGATCGTAATGGTCATGACACGTTGGAGCACAAAAGATCTTACAGGTAAATTAATACAGAATCAAAAAGAACCAAAAGCTGATCAGTGGCACGTGGTCGAATTTCCAGCGATCATGGACCATGGATCAAGCAACGCGAAACCGGTATGGCCAGAGTATTGGAAATTAGAAGAGTTAGAAAAGGTTCAAGCAACACTGCCCACGGGTAAATGGAATGCGCAGTGGATGCAAAATCCAACAGCAGAAGAAGGAGCGATATTAAAACGTGAGTGGTGGATGAAGTATACCGACGAGGATATACCACAGCTACAACATGTGATACAATCTTATGATACAGCATTCTTAAAAAAAGAGACAGCCGACTACAGTGCGATAACGACATGGGGAATATTCTATCCAGACGAGGATAGTCCAGCTAATTTAATATTATTAGATGCCATAAAAGGTAGGTACGAGTTTCCAGAACTTCGACGCCTGGCCCTTGAACAATATGATTATTGGAAACCTGAAACAGTCATTATAGAGGCAAAAGCATCAGGATTGCCACTGACATACGAGCTTAGGCAGATGGATATACCAGTGGTAAATTTTAGTCCGTCAAAAGGAAACGACAAGCACGCTCGTGTAAATGCTGTTGCACCTCTGTTTGAATCTGGTATGATATGGTGTCCTGAGCAAAAATTTGCTGAGGATGTCGTTGAAGAGTGCGCTGCATTTCCTTACGGCGATCATGATGACCTTGTTGATTCTACTACACAAGCTATCATGCGATTTAGACAGGGTGGATTAATACAGCACCCTGAAGATTATATCGATGAAAAAGTCGAACAACGTAAAAGGAATTATTATTAATGGCAATAAAATTTGGAATGACAGTAGCACAAATCATAGGTCAATTGACTAGAGGTTTTATGAAAGCCATGGGTAGACAACCAGATGGTCTTGAAAAGATAAAAATTCAACAAGAAGCAGTTCAAAGATTTAGAGACATGAATAAAGTTGTCGATATGGAAGGCAATGTTTTAGACCCAAGTAAACCTATTATGGGTGGTACACAAGAGGGAGCTGCTCTTAAATCAGGAATCATGAGAGCAACAGGTGAAGGTCCTAGAGAAATTACAGAAGATACAGGAAAAGGTTTTATAGATTTTGTAAGACGAACAGATCCAGAAGGTGCAGATAAATTACAAAAAGAAGAAGATAGAATTAGAGCGATGATAGAAGCTGCAAATAAAAGAGCTGCAAAAAATTTAAAAGACAAAAAGAAAAAATTAGATGACCCAGAAGAAAAAGCGATGGGTGGTCGTATTGGTTACAAGTTAGGATCACTTGACAAAGCACGTAGAGCATTCTTAAAAAAAGCTGCAGGTATTGGCGGAGGTATAGCTGCATTAAAAACAGGATTACTGGGTCTTAGTAAAAAAGCACCAGAGGCTGTTGAGAAAGTTACGGAAAACTTTTCAACAACACTTTCTGAAGCTCCAGATTATTTTTTTAATCTTATTTCAAAAATAAAATCTTTTGGAAAAAAATCAAAAATAGGACCACAAGAAAGAGTGGATGAGTATTCTTACATAGGTAAGAATGGTGATCAATATACCTTAACAGAAGATATCGTAACAGGAGATGCACAAATTGTAAAAGATAAAATGGGTGTTGGAAGTTATGGTGATAAAACTTTTGACACTATAAATGATAGAACTGTCATGGAGTACAAAGCACCTAAACAAGATGTTGATGTGGAGTCAGGTAGAGGCACTAGAGAATCTGCTGAATATGAAGAGTACAAAGTAGAGTTTGATTCAGATGGAACAGAAGCAGGAGCTGACGCTATAGATGAAATTGTTCAAAAAGAAATTATAGAAGAGGCTACAACTAAAAAAGCACCATCAATTAAAAAAGCTGGGGGTGGACTCGCCTACATGTTAGGAGAGTAATGAAGTTCGGTCCTAAAGAAACTAAAGAGTTAAATCAATATTTAAAAACTGGTAGAAACAGAAAGAGAGAGTTTCTAGGTGGTGGTATAACTTTTGCATCTGATCTTACACAACCAGAACCTAAGAGAGAAGTTGTAGAAATAGATTTATTTAATCAATTTAATTTACGTAATCCACGAGCTGATGGTGGACGAATACCTTTTGACAATGGTGGCGAAGTTGAAAAACTTGCAGATGACTTTGTAAAACAAGAAAAGCTTTTAGGTAGATCTGTTGATGACCAGTTAAGAAAAGAATTTATAGATACAGTTACAAAACAAACTAGCAAAGTTCAAACAGATACATTTAAATATCCATTTAAATTTTTAAATCAAAGAACAGGAGAGATAGAAACAGTTTATAAAGCATTGCCAACAGATTATTCAAAAAGATCTAAAAGAGTAAGCACTAAAATTGATACATATGCTGATGCTCTTACAGATTTTAACGCAGCTATCAGAGACGCTTTTATTAAAAACGATGCATCTTTATTTCCAAAACCATTTGCACAATTTTTAAAAGACAGAGGTTTAAAAGATGGAACTTACGCAAATTTAGTTAAGACAAAACAAATACCGTCCATAAACACAGATGTTTCGGATTTTCGTTTTAAATTTGCAAACAGATTAATTGATGATGCTAATAAAGGTCTAAAATTTATAGATGCAGGAACATTATTTAAAAACGCAGGGTTTACCGACAAGGATTATAAAAAAGTTTATAGTTTAAAAGATAAAAAATTAAATAAATTAGATAAGGCAGAAGATAAAATTAAAAAAGCTTATATAAAATTTTTTCAAAGCCCAACATCACAAAACCTTCCAGTTAAAACATTTTTTAATCCTAGAACAATATTAGCAGGAGCTACAGGTTTAAGTGAGACAACTGTTTCTAAAAAGTTTGACATACAAAAGTTTGACCCAGAAGGTTTTGAAACATTTAAAAGATTAGGCAATGCTGACATACAAAAAATTTTATTAAAAAATTTTGATCCAGCAACAACTATTGCAAATCCAAATGCATTTACTCTTGGAGCAATAAAAGAAAAAATAAATGCTGATATAAAAGCAGGCAATAAACCTTTTTCATTTTATATGGACACTGCGCAAACAAAAGCAGCAAATTTAAGAAAAGAAAGACTAGATAAAGCTAAAGCAAAAGCAGGCAAAGGAGTTGCTGATATCCTTGCTGCACAAGATGAAACTGTTGAAACTTTAAATAAGTTTTACAAACAATTTCCAGAAGAGTTATTAGGTAATACTAAACTTAGAAATTTATTAGATCTTACTTTAGAGGATGGTGAGATCGTTAAAAAAAATAAATATGTAAATGATGATGATTTTAAAAAATTAATAAAAGAACGACCTCTATTTACTAAGGATCATATCGATGAGGTACAATTTGAAAAACTAAGCACAGAGTTTCCTGTATTTAGACAACTTGCAACTTACAATACAAACTCTGGATTAATTAAATCTATTAAATCTTATGTTGCTAAAAATCAAAATAGTAAAGACCCTGTAGTTCAGGATAAAATTAAAAAACAAATAGCATTTTTAGAAGATTTAAAACTAAGAGTTGATACACCAACAGGAAGAGTTGGATCAAAAGAAGTATTAGCAGCGGTCGATAGACAGGCTGGAATATTACCAAATTTTTTAGCACAGCTTCGAGCTTTAAATATTAAATTACCTGCAAAGGCAAAAGCAGTTCTTTTAGGGACAGGTGGTGGATTAGCTGCAACAACGTTAGCTACAGCTGGACCAATAGAAGAAACAGGATCAACTGCTATAGATACAGCTAAAACAGCTGGTGCTGCAACTGCGGGAGCTTTAGGTGTTGGAACTAAACCAGGTAGACAGTTATTAGGTAAAGCGTTTAGAACTTTAGGAACACCATTATCTGGATCACTTTTAGCTGCTAATCAAATTAGAAGTAATATACAATCAGGAGAAAATGTTGTTGATGCAGTTGTAGATCCTTTGGTTGGTTTAGAATTATCTTTTCCTGGTTTATTTAAAGAAAATCTTGCTAAGATTACAAGCAATCCAACAGCACAAAAAATTTTACGTTTAGGTAAATTTGGTAGAGCCTTGACACCAATAGGAGCAGGCATTACAGCAGCTGGTTTAGGTATTGATGCAGCAAAATTTACTAAAAGAAGAATAGATGAACTAAGATCCATGACACCAGAGCAAAGAGCAGAATTAAGAAGACAAGGAGAAGCACAAGCATTCGATCCTTTTCAAGCTGCAGGCGGTGGACTTGCAAAAGAAGCAGGAGACAGATCAGGCCCACCACCAGAGAAAGGGCCAAACTCAGAAGGGTTGCCAGGTCTGTTAAAACGTGTTAGAAACTTATAGGAGTATTAAATGGCAGATATAGATAAAGGACTCCCGAACACTAGAACTAAAATTGATATACCCTCAGATGAGGAGATAGCACAAGAAGTTTCTGTTCAGGAACAAGAACCCGAAAAGGGACCAATAGAAGTTACACCAGAAGAAGATGGAGGTGTAACATTAGACTTTGAACCAGGATCAATAAATGTACCTGGAACAGAATCACACTTTGATAATCTAGCAGATATTTTACCAGATGATGTTTTAGAGCCGATTGGAAACGACATGGTTCAAAACTATATGGACTACAAAGCATCAAGAAAAGAGTGGGAACAATCTTATATTACAGGATTAGATTTATTAGGATTTAAATATGAAAATAGAACAGAACCTTTTCAAGGAGCTTCCGGTGCAACACACCCGGTGTTAGCAGAAGCCGTTACACAGTTTCAAGCACAAGCATACAAAGAATTATTACCAGCGGATGGACCTGTCAGAACACAAGTTGTAGGAATTAAAAATTCACAGACCGAGCAACAAGCCGTTCGTGTAAAAGATTTTATGAATTATTTAATCATGGATCAAATGAAAGAGTATGAGGCAGAGTTTGACTCTATGTTATTTCATTTACCACTTGCAGGTTCAACATTTAAAAAAGTTTATTATGATGTACCAATGGGTAGAGCAGTATCTAAATTTGTACCAGCAGATGAACTTGTTGTTCCTTACACTGCAACAAGCATTGAAGATGCAGAGTCTGTAATACATACGATAAAAATTTCTGAAAATGAATTAAGAAAACAACAAGTCAATGGATTTTACAGAGATGTAGAATTAGGGCCACCAGGTCATGTAGAAAAAAATGATCTTGATAAAAAAGAAAAAGAATTAGATGGAACTAAAAAAACAGGTAAACAAGAACCTGTCTATACCTTATTAGAGTGTCATGTAAATTTAGATTTAGAAGGTTTTGAAGATACAAATTCTGAAGGACCAACCGGAATAAAATTGCCCTACATTGTAACTGTAGAAGAAGGCAGCCGAGTAGTTCTCTCTATACGGAGAAACTATGCGCCCAATGATCTAAAGAAAAATAAAATCCAATATTTTGTCCACTTCAAATTTCTGCCAGGACTAGGATTTTATGGCTTTGGACTCATTCACATGATTGGCGGATTGAGTCGTACGGCAACGGCGGCTCTCCGTCAATTATTAGACGCAGGAACATTATCAAATCTACCCGCAGGATTTAAACAAAGAGGTGTTAGAGTTAGAGATGAAGCAGCTCCAATACAACCAGGTGAATTTAAAGATGTAGATGCACCGGGCGGTAATCTTAGAGACGCATTTTTTCCATTACCATACAAAGAACCATCACAGACATTATTAAACTTACTTGGTATTGTAGTACAAGCTGGTCAAAGATTTGCAAGCATTGCTGACATGCAAGTGGGCGATGCTAATCAAGCAGCGGCTGTTGGTACAACAGTTGCATTGTTAGAGCGTGGTTCAAGAGTTATGAGTGCTATACATAAAAGATGTTATGCAGCTATGAAAGATGAATTTAAATTATTAGCAAAAATAGTTTCACAATATTTACCGCCAGAATATCCATATGATGTTGTGGGTGGTGCAAGAAATATAAAACAATCTGATTTTGATGACAGAGTTGATGTTGTACCAGTTGCAGACCCTAATATATTCTCGATGTCACAAAGAATTACACTAGCACAGACACAATTACAAATAGCAACGTCTAATCCACAGCTACATAACATGTATCAAATTTACAGAAATATGTATGAGGCAATCGGTGTAAAAAATGTTGATGCGGTATTACCGGCACCAGCACCAAATATGCCAATGGACCCAAGTTTAGAACATATTAACGCTTTAGCTGGAAAATCTTTTCAGGCTTTTCCAGGTCAGGATCATAGAGCACACATTACGGCTCACCTAAATTTTATGTCGACTAATATTGTTAGAAATAATCCTGCAGTTATGGCAGCGATACAGAAAAATATTCTTGAACACATTAGTCTAATGGCTCAAGAACAAGTACAATTGGAGTTTAGAGAACAAATGCAACAAATGATGATGCTTCAACAACAAGCAGCAATGAATCCACAAGCACAAGCACAACTTCAAGCGTTAACAAATGAGATCGAATCAAGAAAAGCAGTATTGATTGCTGAAATGACAGAAGAATATATGAAAGAGGAAAAACAAATTACGTCACAATTTGACAATGATCCACTTTTAAAATTAAAATCACGTGAAGTTGATCTACGTGCAATGGAAAATGAGAGAAAAAGAGATAACGATGAAGCTCAACAAGACCTTGCAAGAGCAAGATTGATGCAACAAGGTAATAATTTTGATGAAAAATTAGAACAAAACGAAGATTTAGCTAAATTAAGAGCTGGAGTTAGCCTTGCAAAGACCGGAGTACAGCAAGCAGCAATAGTTACGGAGGATAATTAATGCCATTAAACAAAAAAGGTAAAAAAATTATGAAATCCATGAAAAAACAGTATGGAAAAAAGAAAGGTGAAAAGATATTCTATGCATCTAAGAACAAAGGTGTTATAAAAGGAGTGAAAAAAGGAGCATAAATGCAAAAACTAGATAAAATAAAAGAAGTTAAGGTTGCAGAGCAAAGTATTGAGGTAGATCCTAGATCTAAAACGACTGCTGACCAAGCTTTTAACTATATTGCTACAGGAAAACCTGAAATGCCAGTTGGCGGTCAGAAAAGAATGTTAGCAGAAAAGAAAAGAAACTCTAAAGCGTATTAATTATGTGGTTATCGGCGATAAAATTAGCCGTCTCTGCTGGAAGTAAGATTTACGCTAACAAACAGAAGACGAAAATGGCAATGTCAGAGGCACAACTCTTACATGCCGATCGTATGGCCCGAGGTGAGGAAGCTTACCAGGGAAAATTGTTAGAGGCCCGACAATCGGACTGGAAAGACGAGGCGGTACTTATAATATTAAGTTTGCCCGTGTTGGTGCTTGCCTACGCGGTCATATCGGATGACCCGACTGCGATGGATAAGGTAAAATTATTCTTTGAGATGTTCTCGCAGCTCCCGTCATGGTTCACAAATTTGTGGATCCTTGTCGTAGCATCGATTTATGGTATAAAGGGTACACAGATTTTTAGAAACGGAGGCAAAAAATAATGACTTTTAAAAAAACAGCCGGAGAATTTATTTTTAATGTGGCTAAAAAAGCTTTTGGTGGTAATAAACAAAAAACTACCGGCACAGAAATTATTAGTAAAGTTAAACCAAATGCTCCTGTAACAAAATCAGATAAAGTTAAAAGAGATCTTAGACTTGCAGTACAAAAATCAAAAGCCTCTCAAGCAAAACTAGACAACACTATTTTTAGAATTGAACAACAAAAGAAAAAACTTCAAGACATGCAAAAAACTAAATCACAAACTCAAACTCGTCCAGGTAAACAAGATTTAGCCAAAGGTGGCAGAGTAGGATTAAAACTTGGAACTAAAAAAAAATCAAACGTAGATAAAATTAAAAAAACATTTGGTACTTTATCTGTGAGAGCAGGAATAGATAACAATCCTAATCCAACTTATGCAGACAAAATTGCAGGTGCTAAAATGAAAAACAAAAACAAAAAGAAAAAGAAGTTTGTGTAATGGCGGGTCCAGGTTTATATGCTAACATACATGCTAAAAGAAAACGTGGCGGTAAAATGCGTAAGAAAGGTGCAAAGGGTGCACCGAAGCCATCGGATTTTAAAAGAGCTAAAAAAACAGCGAGGAAAAAATAATGACTAAACTATGTCCTAGAGGTAAGGCCGCAGCGAAAAGAAAATTTAAAGTGTACCCGTCAGCATATGCTAACGCCTACGCTTCTAAAATTTGTGCGGGAAAAATTAAAGATCCATCTGGTGTAAAGAGAAAAGATTTTAGAGGCAGCAAAGCTGAGGGTGGATTAATGGAAGCCACTGCAAGATTAAAAAGACAAGGTCTAGGTATGGGTGGCTCTGTTTGCAAGATAGCCAAAAGAGGACAAAACAGAGACGCTATCGGAAAGAATTCTTAATGCCATGGCAAAGAACGGACTTGATAAATGGTTTGCCCAGAAGTGGGTAGATATAGGAAGTAAAAAGAAAGATGGATCTTTCTCAAAGTGTGGAAGATCAAAACAGAAGAAAGATGCAAAACGTAAATATCCAAA